GAGGAGCCCACTCTTTTGGTCTTTCAGTTTTTGACCGAGTTTGGCTCGCACGTGAAGTTACTTTTTTTTCGTTTTCTTTTGTCATATGCTTATGCTCCTTCCGTGAGTTTTATTTGTTTTGCATACTCTTCTAGTGGCACACCTAATTTTTTAGCTATTGCTACCTGTGAAGATGTGAGTCTCACAGTTTTGCGACCAGATTTTACGCTTCTATTAGCTGAAGCGACCGACTGAACGGGCTTGGCCGTTTGCTTAGTTTCATTATTACCGAATTTATGTGGAAAGTCAACTTTAATCCTATTGTCAACTTCTGCATAGTATTCGTTAGATTGAGGATCAAACCCTTCGTTTACAAGATCTTTGTGTATCTCAAATGCAGTGTAAGTCATCGCTCTATCCTGTCCAAACCAAGTGTTTCTACTAGCCCATTCTTCTGCTCTAGGGTCTGGTGCTGGTAAGTCTTGTGTTGTAGGTTGAGGAGGTAATCTACCACCGTCTGATAATTGTACAGGTTCTTGTGCAATTGGGGTTTCTTGTTTTCTTTGCTCTAACTTAGCATTTTCAAATGCAAGTGCAGCAATTCTTTTGTTAGCTTCAACTTGAGCCGTTGCATCACCAGCTTCGATTGCCATTGCAAGTTCTTTTTGCGCTGACTCCATGCCAATTTTTACATTGTCTTCAAATTTTTTAGTGTAATCAGAATCAACTTTGTTAAATCTTTCTAAATCTATTTGTCTTTTCTTTTCTACCGCTTGTGCATATTCTACAGCAGCTTGTTCTCTACGTTCAGACTCTCGCATCTTACGTGTAAGTTTTGCAATTCTAGCTTGAACTCCTTTGCTGTAATCTTCTAATTTTTCATCTTCTTTTGTTTCTACTTTTTCTGGTTCTGTTGTTTCTTCTTTTATTGTTTCCTGTTCCGTGTTTTCTGCAACTTCTTTTATTTCTTCTTCTGGTAAATTAACTTCGGTATCTGGACCTGAAGTATCTAGATCTACCATAACTTCGTCTTGTTTTATTTTATTTGCTTCTGGCATAGTTTCCTTCCTATGTTAATATTTGTGTAGAATATCCGTTGGATCTTCTACTGTTGCTAACACTTCGTCTTCATTTAAAAGACGTACTTCCCCACCATCAATTTCTATTCGTGATCCTGCATAACGAGCAAAGACCACCCAATCACCGACCTTGCACCATGGACCGTTAGGATATCTCTCTTTATCTTTATAACAAGCATCTCCCATCGCAAGTACGTTTCCGCATTGTGATGCTACTTGTTGTCGGTCTATAGTTTCACCACCAA